CCCTTGAAGCAGGCCTGCTCGCTCTTGAACGTTCAAAGCAAGCTGCTTGCAACCATCGGCGCGCTCGGCGGCATGCGTCTTCTGTCGCATAAGAGTGCCCGCGTCGGCTACCACGACCCGATGAAAATGCTGGAAGCCGCCATGGGCGGCGCCGGCAAGTCGCCGATGTCGATGCAGGTGATGAATATCCTTTACCACTATATGCGCCTGGAAGTGTGAATGGGCGTTGATTTCTCGTCCCTCGTTTATCTTCCGAACTTTGATGTTTGGGCGCGCCCGGTGACCTTCACGCCGATCGTGTCGCAGCCGAACGCTGCACCGTTCGAACAGCGCGCCATCTATGACTCCGAGGAAGTTGACGTTCCTGGCGAGGACGGTTCGGTGCTCACCAGCCACAAAACGACGCTCGACATTCGCGAGGCCGAGTTCGCCGTGCTGCCGACGCAGGGCGATCACGTGTTCATTCCGGCGGACGTTGGCGCCATGGGCGAGGTCGGCGACTTCGAAATCATCAATGCTTGGCAGAACGGCGGCGGCGAGACCACGTTGCTGCTTCGCAAGATCGAAACTGCGGGATGAGACAAATGCAGATGAGGTTTGGCCTAACTGTTATCGTTGTCATGCTCAACGCCTCGTCGGCCGCAGCGCAAATCTGTTGGTTTGGCAATTGCCAGCCATACTATGAGGCCGCGCCGTCGGCCGACTGGCGCAGCATGTCGCCCGACGACGGCTATCGATGGATCATCGCCCAGGCGCGTGAGTTCTGCCGCATTCATCCAGCGCACGGTGCCTGCCGCCGGCCGCGCGCGAGGCGCTAATGCCCTTCACGATGACAGTCGCCAATGCGGCCGAGGTCGCCAATACGATCGGCGCCATGATCGGCCGCATCACCTACATGGGCGGCGTTGAGTTGCCCAAGGAAATGGGCGATTGGGAAACCAAGGACGTTCACCGCAAACGGCCAGGCAAGAAGCGCAAGAAGTGGCGCCGCGGCTCGACGCAAGTGCAGACGCTGTTCCGGCCGCACTCGCAATACGAAACGCAGCGCTCGACCCTCTACCAACGCCGCTTGTTGCGAAGGCTGCGCCGGGCGACAGGCCGCAGGATCATCACAGATTTCATCCAACTCAGGCGCTCGGCGCGGCCGGTCCTGCGCGAGACGCTGCTTGAGCAATTGCAAACGAGAATGACCACGGCGCTGTTCGAGACCGTGAGCTGGAAATGAGAGCGAAGCTCTCGATGCTTAATGCGCTCGTCCTTCCGCCAGGCATCACACAAACGCAGAGCTATACCTGGGTTCTGCGCGAGTGCTTCCTTGCGGCGCTCGAAAAGCAATTCGCCGGTTTCACGATCAGGCGGACCGATTACAAGCCGATACTGCCGGCGCAGCTTCCGGTGCTTGCGGCCTATATCGTCAACGAAAGGATGACGCCGGACGGCGATGCCAACGCCGGGGATATTCGGTTCATACACAATTTTCAGATCGGCTTCTCTATCATCATCGCGAACAACGATCCGGACCTCGCCGAGCAAAAACTCGATGCGGCCTGGTGGATCATGATGAACGCGCTCTGGCGCAACGATGCTTTGACGCGAATGTTCGGCACCGGCAATCCGGACAGCACCGCATTCGAGGGTGTCGTGGTCGGCGAGCGCCGCATGGTCTACGGCAACGTCGGCAAGACCAATGAAACGCCGGTTGCCGAACTGCAATATGAGATCAACGTTACCTATCGCACGCCGTGGGACCCGGTCATCACGGATTGGCTGCAGAAGCTTGTCGTGACATTCGTCCTCGACGGGCTCGACCCGACGGTGACCGAGCCGGTTGTCGTCGAATACGACTTTGCCAATTCTGGTCCGATGGCCGCATACGAGGCGTCCGATTCCGCGACGTTTGCCGGCACAGTTTCTTAACCCTCCAAACAAACCAGGAGACTGACGATGGTCGATGCGCGACCGCGCGCCTCTGGCGCGCCTATGCCTGATCCAAACGCAACACGCGTTGCTGCGAAGAGGGCGCGTTTTGCGGCAATCAAGAAAAACCTCGCAACGCCGCGCGTGCGCGTGCTGCCGGCAAACGACGAGCTCCGCCGCGTGCTGCATCATCCGCGCGGCATGCGCTTTCGCGCGAGCGGCTCGGTCGAATGGCCGAATGACAGCTTCACGACCAGGCGCCTGGCCGACGGCTCGATCACGCTCGACGAGGCGCACGCGTCGCAGCATCTGGCGCCGCAACCCGCCTAATCACAGGAGCTCGCCATGCCCATTTCGTTTTCTCAGATACCCGCCGACCTCAAGATCCCGCTATATTGGGTGGAGGTCGATCCGAGCATGGCGGGCTTGCCAGTGCTCGGCCTTCCGGCGCTGCTCGTTGGCGCCATGATCTCGCTCGACGGCGATGCTACGCCGAACGTCCCGATCGCGGTCGGCTCGCAAGCGCAGGCCGATGCGCACTTTGGACAGGGCTCCGAGTTGAGCCGCATGTTCAAGGCTTACTTCGCCAATAATTTTGCGAACCAGGTGTATGGTTTGCCGGTCGTGCCCGCGACCGGCGCCGTAGCAGCGACGGGGACCATTACGGTCACTACGCCGCCGACCGATGCGGGCGTCATCTCGCTCTATATCGGCGGCGAGCTCGTGGCAGTGCCTGTCGCGCCGACCGATACCGTGAACGACATTGCCAACGCGATCACCGACGCAATCAGTGCCGAGGACGATCTGCCGGTGACCGCCGTTGCGGGGACGGCGCCGGCCGGGACCGTGACGCTCACGTGCCGCTTCCTCGGCGTCAACGGTAACGACATTTCCGTGATGCTTAACTACTACGGCACGATCGGGGGCGAGCGGACGCCGCCGGGTCTTGTCATGACGCTGCCGGCGACCGGCATGCTGAGCGGCGGCACGGGCGTGCCGAACTTCGCCAACGCCATCAGCAATCTCGGCGAGAAGATTTACGAATACGTCGCGCTCCCGTACACGGATTCGGCATCGCTGATGGCGTGGGAAAACGAATACGGGTTCGAGGATACGGGCCGCTGGGGCTGGATGCGTCAGCTTTACGGGCACATCTTTTCGGCCAAGCGCGACACCTATCCGAACCTCATCACGTGGGGCAACACACGCAACAACGGCGTGACATCGGTCATGGCGATCGAGCCGGCGAGCCCGAGCCCGATTTACGAGTGGGCCGCGGCCTATACGTCCAAGGCGCAGCGCGCGCTCGTGAACGATCCGGCGAGGCCGCTGCAGACCTTGACGCTCAATCAGATCAAGCTTGCGCCGATCGACCTCGCCGGTTCGCGCTTCAACGCGGTCGAATGGCAGGGCCTCGCCGAGAACGGCCTCGCGACGCAGAAGCCGGGCAGTGACAATCAACCGATGATTTCCCGAGAGACGACGACCTATCAATTGAACCTCTACGGGAACCCGGACACGGCGTATGAGCTCGTGACCACGCTTGCGACGCTGGCGCGCCTGATCAGAAACCAGAAGCAGGCAATCACCAACAAATTCCCGCGGTGCAAGCTTGCCGACGACGGCACGCGCTTCGGACCCGGCCAGGTCATCGTAACGCCGTCGGTCATCAAGGCCGAGCTCATTTCCGAATACACGATGGACGCCTATAACGGGCTCGTCGAAAACACTTCGGACTTTGTCGCCAATCTTCTGGTCGAGCGCGATACCATCGATCCGAACCGGATCAACGTGCTGTACCCGCCCGACCTGATCAATCAGCTTCGGGTGTTCGCGGTGCTCGCGCAATTCAGGTTGCAATATAACAACCTGATCGATCCGACCATCGGCGCCAATATCGGTCAGACCGGCGTCTTCAATCCGGCGCTGCCCGCGTTCTAATTCCTCGTAAAATCGGAGAACTGATATGGCACAGCGCATAGCTGGCATTGCCCAGCTACAGGTTGACGGCGTCATCATGAATTTGCGCGGCAATTTCACGGTGAGCCCGTCGAGCGTCGAGCGCACGATGCTGGCGGGCCAAGACGGCGTTCACGGCTACCAAGAGCTCCCGCGCATTCCCTACATCGAGGGCGATTGCAGCACGGTGCAAGGGTTCTATGTCAAGAGCCTGCTCACGCAGACTAACGTGACCGTGATTGCGACACTTGCAAACGACATGGTCTACAAGCTCACGGGCGGCATGTGCAAGGACGCGATCGAGATCAACACGCGCGACGGCCAATTCCGGGTGCGATGGGAAGGGCTGTCGTGCGACGAATATGTTGGCGCGCCGCTGCCGTCACCCGGGACCTAAGGAGGCGTCATGAACGAACAAATCCGCGAGGGCTTCGTTAACGCGACGCCGCTGCCGCAAGAGCCGCAGCCGCCGCGCCGTGTCGAGGTTCGCGAAATAGTGGAACCGCCCGCGCCGCCGCCGCCGCAAGAGCCGGCCGAGGAGCGCGACTTCCGCGAGTCGTGGCCGGTGACGGTCAAGCTGCGCCGCCCGATCGTCGGCATGAAAAGAGACGAGTTGCTTCACGAGCTCACGTTTCGCGAGCC